CTCTGCCTCGTCCGGATCAGGCCGTGTACCGGCGCTTGATGACGCCGGTGTCGTCGACCAGCTTGGCGCCGAGGCTCATCTTGCCCTTCACGAAATAGGCATCGTAGTCGTCCTGCCAGGTCGTGGACGGCGTGATCTCCTTCCCCACCGCCTCGCCGATGCACATCATGTTCCACCAGATGTTGTAGGGCTTGGCGGAGGCGGTGTGCGTCGGCAGCGCCGACCAGGGCTTGTACTCGAAGCCGAACCAGATTTTCGGGCGCGTGCCGCCCTGCGCGGTCTGCGCCGGATCGCCGCCGTAGTCCGAATGGATGAAGGACAGGAAGGCGAGGCTGTCGTTCCAGGCGCGCCAGGTGACCGCCGCATACATCTGCCCGTCCTGCATCGCCTCGGCGCGGCCGAAGGCTTCCATCACGGAACGGGGGGTGGCGTCCGAGGACCAGCTGTCGTCGGAGCCGGTCACGTCGTTGGTGTTGGAGCCGGCGATGAGCTGCGCCGCGATGAGCTGGTCTTCCGTGCGGGCAAGCGACATGACGATCGCATTCTGGATCGCCTGCTTCTCCTGCACGTTGGTCTTCAGCTGGTCCAGATCGTCCACATAGTCCGCGCCGTAGTAGTCGGCGAGGTCGCAATAGACGCGCGACCGGCTGATATCCATCACCGGCACCTTGCCGCGCCGCGTCTTCTGCTGCGCCGCCGGCGCCGAGGCGATCTTCGGGAAGTGGGTGCGGTAGCCGATCACGCCGGTCTTGCGGCGGGTCTTACCCCGCATGTAGCCGCCCTTGTTCTGGAAGGCGACGAAGAGTTCCTGGTTGAACTCCTCGGTGAAATGCGTGGTGATGCTGCCGGACACGGCCGATCTCCATCAAGTGGGAAGAGGGGGCGTCTCGGCTTGTCCTGGGAGCTAGGCGCGGGTGCCTTGTCCTTGCGGGGGCGGCGCCGCTCGACCATGGGGCCGGCTGACGCGCGCACTTCGCCCGGCAGCCGCAAGCCCCTCAATGCACAGACGCAACCCGCTCAGCGGGCGGGAGCGTAGCCCGAAACCCGGCCTCCGCCCCGGATGAAGGCCGAAACCTGCTCGCGCATGTCGGCACCCCGGACCGGGTGATTGTAGTCGGGATGTGCCATGAACTCGGCCGCCTTCTGCGGCGAAAGCGCCGCCGAGCCGGTGCCGCCGCCCGCCGATGGGACCGAGCCGCCGCCGAGCTTCTTCATCACGGTTTCCAGCCCACGCACCGCATCGGCCGTCAGCAGGCCGTTCACCATGGCGCGATAGGCCGCATCATCATTGCCGAGCGTGGCGGACAGCCACTGGTCCACCGCCTTGATCCGCTGCTCGCCGCCCTCGCCGAGCTTCGCTCCCTCGGCCTTCATGTCCGGCCAGGTCGTGGCCTGCCATTGGACGAACATCTGCGTCAGCTTGTCGAAGTGTTCCTGCTTCCCGCCCATCTCGTGCACCAGCGCCCGGGCCTGCTGCACCAGAGGGTTGTTGTCCTGCATCGGCTTCACTTCGAAGCCCTGCGGAAGCCACTCCTTCTTGATTTCCAGCTTGTAGGCGTCGGGCTTCTCGGGCACGCCCTCGCGCAGCTTGGCGATCACGCCCTCGCGGATTTTCTCTTCCTTCGACGAGAAGGCCGTCCGCAGCTCACCATAGGCCTTGCCCAGCCCCTCGGTATCCAGCCGGCCGTCCTTCCAGAACGTCTCCGGCGCCCAGTCCGGCCGGGCCGCCGGAGCATCGGCGCCTCCCGCCGGCGCCGCGCCACCGGCCGGGGGCGAACCGGCATCACCGCCGGCGGCACCGCCGGCCGCATCGCCACCACCGCCACTGGCGCCATCGGCGGGCGCCCGCACGGGCCACCGCTCCCATTCGCTACGCTTCATCATCCGGCTTCTCCGTGTTCGCCGCTGCTCGGGCATGGGCTGCGGCCCGCTTCTGGACCATCAGCAACCGCTCGCCATCGCCCTGCTTCATGGCGAGCCGGTAGGGATCGACAGGACCGGCCGGCATCGCCGCCTGAAGCGAAGTCGCCCGCCACCAGTTCAGGAAGTGCTCGAAGTCGAGGTCGCTCAGCAGCCGGTGACAGGCTCGGTTGATCGCGTGCTCGATCCGCTCCTCTTCCTCCGAACGCTTGCTCCCACGCCGCCGCGCCAGCGCCATCGCTTCCTCAGGCGTCATCCCGCCCCCATCATCTTCATCGCCGGGCCGAGAACGCTCTGCGGGTCAATGCCCGCCTGCTGCACGGATGCCGCCGCCTGGCCCAGCATCTGGCCCGTCTCGACCATCTTCGCCCGCGCCTGCGCCTCGTCGTAGGGAAGATCGGCCGGAATGCCGAGCCGCTCCACCGAATAGGCGATGTATTTGTCGATGGGCAGCCGCGCCGCCACCGCCTGCGGCCCATAGACCTGAAGCATCCCGGCGATCCAGCGATCCACCATCTGGACTTCGCCCTGCGCCGCCGCCCGCACCATGGACGATGCCGAAGCCACCTTGATCCGCCGGCCGTCGATGATCGGCATCCGGATCACGCCGCGCTCCACAAGGATCTTCCGCACCCGCGCGAGCAGCGGGACCACGAACTCCTGCCAGACCCAGCCATAGGCCGGGCCGATCTGGCGCGCGAGCTCGCGCATCCGCTCGCTGATTTCCATCGCCGAGAGGGGCGTGTCGGCCGTCCGGCTGGTCAGCGTCTCGTTGTAGAGCACCTTGCGGATTTGCATCCGCTGCTGCTCGATCACCAGATCTCCGATCTCCAACCGCGTGCCAGGCTGCACCAGCGGCTTCAGCCCGCCCGAGCCCGGCGCAATCGGAATGATCGCCCCCGGCACCAGCTGCACCGAATAGGGGTTGAGCACCCCGTCATCCTCGGCCTGCCACATGCCGGCCAGCGCCAGGGCCGCGTGCGCCATCAAGTCGCCGATGGACTGGTTCACAACCTCCATCGCCGGCAGCGCCTTCATCCCCTGGCCCGTGCCGTAGAGCTCCCCACTCCCGCGCGTCCAGCGGGCGAAGACATAGCGGCACGACCCCTGTCCCTCATGGTCGCGCATGTGCAGCACGTCGCGCTCCTCGACGTGGCAGACCTGCCGCCAGGTTTCCACCGCCGCGCCCAGGTCCCTAATCCAGCTATCCCACAGCCAGAACATGTGCGACAGGTTCCGCTCGACCGCCTCCGGCATCGTCGCGTCCGGATACATCGCCTTGATGACGTAGCCCGGCACCCGCCGCCGCACATGAATGTCGCCGAAGGCGGCGCCCATTCCCGGGGTGATGAAGGCATTGGCGAAGTTGATGCTCTGGAAGCGGATCGGCGCCATCCAGTCGCCGTGGTCCAGCGCGAGGCAGAGGTTCCCGAAGCCCGCAAGATCGCGCATCGAACTCTGTGTCTCGGGCTCGAAGTTGGTGTTCGAGAGCTGGCGGAACATCTCCCGCTGCACGCGCTGAAGCCCAGCCTTGTCCTCATCCGACATGCGATCCGAAGTCTCGAAGCGCGCCCATTCCAGCCCGTTCGGCACGATACCGTTCTGCAAACGGTTCGCGAACTCCTCGACCGCCACCATGCCCGTCTCGTCGTAGAGCACCTGGCGCGCCTGCCCATTCGACCCATCGTCGTTGCCGAAGAAATGCGTCGTGTAGGGCATCGCCAGCTCAACCAGGCGCTGGAAGCGAGGCTCCCAGGACTGGCGCAGCGACTTCGCAAGGTTCAGGCTCGCGGCGACCTCATGCGGTAGCGGCATCAGTAGGCCACCTGTTGCTGGCCGCTGCGGACATAGCCCGCCCACGAGTTGGTCAGCAGCGACCGCGCCCCCACCCGCCCGGCGCTCGCCGCCATTTCATTGAGCTGCTTGTAGGTCTTCAGCTCGGCCGCCTCGCGGTCAGCCGCCGCCTTCGCCTCGTCGATGTTCGCCTGCTGCCGGCGAATGAGCGCCATCTGCTCCTTCGCCAGCGCCGACTGCTCCTGCATCGACTGGATTTGCATCGCTTCCAGCGCAGGATCGGGGGACGGAGCCGAACCCATTTTCACCTCTCTTCGCCGGCATGAGCGCCAAACCGCCACGGCGAAGCAATGCACAGGCCAGGCGATAGGGCGTCGCAAACGGAGCCCGAATGCCGAGCGCATGAGCCACCGTCGAAGCACAATGGACCACCGCCATCTGCGGCAGATACAGACCGCGCTCGCCGCATAGCTCTGCCGCTTCGTATACGATCAAATGGCGGCTCCCACGCGACGCCCGCCTCACATGCACGCTGCTCTGAAGCCCGACGTTCAGGTGGCTCGGCGTCCACTCCACCCACAACCAGATGCCGCGCGCGATCCGCCGCGCAGCCCAGCAATGCGTGAAGCCCGGCCGCAGTAGCCGGTGCCACCACGCTGGCCCAAGCGCCACCTGCCTCGGGTTGTCCTGCCAGGCCTGGAAGCCAACACGCCACCGATGCAGCCGGACCTCAGCCCGGGGAGCCTCCGTCACCGCCGCTGCCTCTGCACCCGGCGTGACAAGAAGGGGTTGAACGCCACCCGCCCGTTCGCCTGCTGATAGCCGCGCGCCGCCTCGCGCTGCTCCCGATCCGACTTCATCGAACCGCGATCCACCCCCATCACCAGATATTCCGTCGCCTCACAGGGATGCGAGTGCATGTTCTTGTCCACCTCTTCCGTGAACTGCCCATCCACCCCACGCAGCCGCCGGAACCGATAGGCGCCACGCATCCCCTGGATCACCGTCGGGCACCCGGCCGGGCAGAAGACAATCGACGGCTGCCCGCTGCTCATCGTCGTCAGCCTCCGCTCCAACGCCCCCTGCCGCTGCCTTGGGTCGTTCGTCCATGCCGGCACCAAGCTCAACCCAGCCTCCCGCGCATGGATGATCTCGGTCTTCTCATCCCCGCCGCGCCGCCCGCCGCCCGACGGATCCGCCGTGCCCTTCATCCGCCAGTGGCTGTCCGCCCACCCCTCGAACTCGACGTTCATCTTCGGCAGCGTCGCCTCGACATGCGACCGCACGCTCACATTCTGCCCCAGGTATTCCTTCAGGATGCGGATTTGCCCATCCACCAGCTGTCCGCAGATGATCGCCGGCGTCCGCCCGCCATCCATCCCCACCAGCAGCGGCCCCGCACCCGGCTCCCAATGCAACGGCCGTTTCGCCACATGAACATGATCCCGGAACTCCGGCTGCACCGGCCGGCTCTCCGTCGCCCGCGCAACCTCGCAGCACAGCATGTTCAACACCCAGGCCGTCGTGTTGCCGCTCAACTGCGCCTGATAGTAGCCCGGCCGCAGGTTCTTCAGGTTCTCCGCCGCCGGGTTCGCCTCGAAGTCCACAATGTCGCCGATCTGATTGCGCACCGGCCTCATCGCCGGCGCCTGCTCGAAGAACGTGATCCCCTTCGGCTTGAACATCAGCCGCCGCGTCGCCGCATCCATCCAATCCGGCGGCTGCGTCCACCCCGCCCAGAAGCAGAGGTAGTGCAGCTCATCCTCCGGGTAGTTGCTGTCCGCAATCACCCCAGCCCACTTCGCCCCGCGCCCATGCCGCAACGACGGATATCGCCCGCACCGCGACCGTCCCGCAATCACCAGCTCCCGAGGAATCTCCCGCAACTCGTTGAAGTAGATGCCCGTCACTTCCAGAGACAAGAAGTTGCGCGCCTGCTCGGGCCGGTCCAGCGCCAGGAAGATCACTTCCAGCTCTACCCGCTGCTCCTCAAACCGAATGGTGTGCGAATAGGGCGGCGACCAGTTGAACTTCCCAAACACATCCTCAGGAAACCAGTCCAGCCACGACGCTATCGTCGTCGTCTCCAACATCGGGTTCGTGTTCCGAACTACCGCCCACTTCGACCGCCGCCACCCATCCCGATCCGGCCATTGCTCCATCGCATGGCAGAGAATGCGGATCATGTCCGCTCCCGTCTTGCCCGACCCAATCGGCCCGACAATGATCTCAATCGGCAGCAAGTCCTCCTCACCCGCCGCCGGACGGCTCTTCAGAAACTCCGCCGCCACCAGGCCAGGCGGCCGATACCGCAGCGAATACCCGCCGCCCTCCGCCATCAGAAGCCCTCGGCTCCCCGGCCTTCCACCGCACGCTTCACCAGATCTTCCACCTTCGGCGGGTCCAGCGAGGCAATGAAGCGATCCGTGTCGTGCCCCGACTGGTGCGGCAAGTTCAGCAGCACCAGCCGCACCCAGCGCCGCGCCGCCTCACGCTGCGACACCGTGTAGTCCTTCCACCAGTAGTCCGAACTCAGCCCATCCCCCGCAAACCTCGCCGGCTTCGGCGCCGCATCCTCCCGCAACTCAGCCGCCAACTCCAACGCCACGGCATGAACCCGCTCCGCCGAGCACACACGAAACCGAGCCCGGCGCCGGTCCATCACCCTCACCGCAAACGACGCCTCCGACACCATCCCGACCTCGATCTCAACCCGCCGCCCCCTCACACGGCACGCCTCCGCCCGGATCGCACCCAGCGAAACCGTCTCCACCACCGGCTCCACCACCGGCTCCACCACCAGATCGCTCACTCATCCCCCTCCACCACGATCCGAACCTCCCCCTTCTCGACCGCAGCCTTCAGCATCACCGCCACACGCTGCCGCGTCAGACCCAACTCTCGCGCCGCCGCATTCTGGTTCCCACCATTCGCCACCAGCACCGCTAGCAACGTCGCTCGTCTCCGACGCGCCATCGCCGCACGATGCGCGTTACTCCCCCTCAGCCGCGCCTTGCGACGCACCACCTTTCCCTCGGCCACCACCAGCCCCCCTCCTCCTCACCACCAGCGTCACCGCCGGCTCCGCCACCACCACACCATCACCCACCACCACCGCCGGAACCTCCGACAGCACCCTCGCCCTCTCAACCAAATCAAACGCCGCCTCACCCCTCAGCGCCCTCTCCAACCCAACCACCAGCGCCTCCAAACCACCAAGGTCCACCTCCGGAACACGGTTGTCATGCTTCAGCGTCCACAGCGCCAACTGCAATCGCTGCATCAACCCATGATACCGCTCAATCCGAGGGAAATCACGATCACTCACAGCTCACTCCTCCCAGCAAGAACACACACAACTCAACACCTATAAGAAAAAAACATATAGAGGCAGGGGGTAACCATATCACCACCGTCGTTTTTCAAACGCTTCACTCGGGGTTCATCCCTATGTCGATGGTCACCACCCCGGCCACCGCAACCTGATGCTTCTCAGGTGCTCGGTGGCCCGCACGGTCAAGCAAATCCGCACTCGCGTTCTGTCGAACGAACTCGCTCTTCGCCCCCACAGCCAGCTTCGTCATGGACTTGAGCGCGATAGGTGCAAAGGCACCTATCGCTTCAGCCGTGCGTCGGTGTATCGCCCTGAGAATGTCGTCCCGCTTGAGGAGACGGTGGCCCATGGCGGCGGCGGCGGTAGGAGTGTACCCGGCTTGTATGGCTGCGCGCTTGGCGTTTCCGTCGCCGTTTGTGACGTAGCATTCGATGAACTGTTGCTGGAGGGCGGTGAGAGCGAGGCTGTTGTTCTCATCGGGCATAGAGAAGGGGTGGGGTGGGTTGCCCCCCCTCTGCAATGCACAGACCGAAGGTGTTGATCTCGCTCGGTTCTTTGGCGGTGGGTCGTTGCGCGGTTGCGGATTATCGGGGTGCTTCGCTTCGCTGCGCCTCACTACCCCCCTACCCCCTTGATCCCCCTTCCCCGCCTCCTCCCGCCTTGCGGAAGGAAGGGGGAAGGGGGCGGCTCCGGATCTCCGAAGGAGTGAAGGAGCGAAGGGGGATGGGAGAGAGAGGGTGATGTGGAAAGCGTGGGGAGGCATCGGAAACGAAGGGCGTGAGAGGGCGCGGAACATTGGAGCCCGGATGGCGTTTCCGCCTTGCGCGCTGGCCTTGGGCGCGTCCGCCTCCTTGCTCGGCGGAAGCCTGTCATTCCTCGGCGCTCTCCCGTCTTGCGCTACGGCCGGCACCGCTCCTCGTCACCCCCGGCTCGATCTCTGGCGTCGCACACCCCGGCCGGGGGCCGCGCGTGGATCGGCGGCGCGGCGCGTTGTAAGTGCGCCGCCGCCGATCCTACGGCGCGCCGCGAGCATCACGAACCGCTGCGCTCGCGTGAGGTATCCGTCACGGCCTGCGGTTGCTGCGCTTGGGGTTGGTTCGTCGCGCGGCCGTGCCACCTCACGCGTTCCTGATGCTCTTCCCGGCCGAGGGATGTGCGTCTTGAGATCATCGCCGAGGGCTTACGCGGAGCGGATGCTGCGGCGATTGCGGACGGAGAGCGCCGAGGGAATGCCAGGGCTCCGCGTGGATGCGGACACACCCAAGGCTGGGCGCGCAAGGTGGGCGGCGGCCCCGTGCTCCAATGTTCCGCGCCCTCTCTTCCTTTCGGTTGCGATGCTGTTGAGGAAGAGAGGGAAAGGAAGGTGAGAAGGTCTCTCTTGCCTTATCGCTGCGCCGTCATAGGGCGCTCTGAGATCATGACTGTAGCACAGAAGGAGATCGCACCATGCGCGTCATCAGCTCGCATTTCCTCTACGTCCTGCTGGCCCCGTTTGTCGGGGCTCGCGCCATTCGCATCGGCCACTGGACAGGCAACGCGCGCCGCATCGGCGCGACGCTGATCCTGTCCCGTTGATCCCCATTGCGCGCGCTGCTGACCACAGCGTGCGCCTTCCCGCGCTGGCCGGGTTCGCCAGCATCACGCGCCCCGAGTGGCGCATTCAGGAACCTCAGACAATGGCTCGCAATCAGAACACCCGCGCCTCCCGCTCCAACGTGATCGCCGGCGACCGCTCCGCGCCGTCGGCGGCGGGCGGGAGCGTGAACCGCACGCAGCCCACCGAGTTCGCGAACATCGGTGCCCTGCTGGCCTCGGTCCCCGAGCAGGGGGACCAGGGCGGCTTCACCACCGAAGAGCTGAAGAGCACCGGCCGACAGATGATCTGGTCGCTCTTCGAGAAGCTGTCCACCGTGGCCGATCCGGACCAGGACGTGGAAGGCTATCGCGGCGGCCTCGTGATCCGCGATATCGCGCAGGCCTCGGCGCGGATGGCCGCCGGGCGCGTCATCACGGCGCTGGCCGGCAATTACGGCTACGCGCACGCCTACCAGCTCGGCGCGGTCACCCGCGCGCAGGAGCTGCGGCTGAAGGTCCTCAACACGGATGGGGATCGGGATCGGGAGGGCATCTGGGGCCTGGTGTCCGAGACGGAGCGCGCGCTGGCACAGGTCGCCGCGCGGACGGCGGACTGCTACAGGCTCGGCTACATCATCGCCGGCGCGGTCGAGGAATACGAGACGTTCACCGGCGAGAACTACGCCCTCCCGCAGCGGCGGGCGCAGGTGACGACCGAGCAGGCGAAGACCCAGCTCGGGGCGCTCAAGGAGCGTCTGGCGGCCCTGAGCGCCTGAGGATGGCACAGCACCTGAAGGCGGGGCGCAAGCCCCGCCGGAAGGCCGTGCCCGCATCGGGTCCGGCCTTCCTTCTCCCGCATCTGGATGATCTGGCGGTTGAGCCGCTGGACCTGGCCGACATGCAGGACCTCGTGCCCGCCGTCCGGCCCCGGCCGCAGGCGCCCGATGAAGTGGAGCTGCTGACCGCGCTGGTCCGCTACCACGACGGGCGCCGGCGTCGGTTCGGCGAGGACGAAGAACGCCAGCGGTGGGGCTGGCGGTGAACGAGGGGGGCGGGGCGAAAGCTCCGCCCCTTTTTTCGTGTGGCCCTGGGGCCAGGCTGCGCGCCGCTGCGCCGCCCCGGCCCGGTGCGGGCGGCTCAACGGCTGCTCGCCTTAGCTACCGGGTTTTGGAGGAAGAGACCATGGTGGGACTGTGCGTGCTCGACTGGATATTGGGGACCATCGCCGGGGTCTACCTGACGCTGGCTATCCTCTTCGCCACCTTGTGGTGGCGCCGATGATCTGGCGGGCGACGGCCGACGCCGGCCCAGCGAGCGCCGAGTGCGACGCCTTGTGCCTCGAGATTGGCGAGCTGCTGGCGCAGAAAGACCTGCTGCTGCCGGCGAATCCGAGACGCCGGCATCTCGACGATCTGCTGGCGGAGAAGCGACGCAAGGTGGACGCCCTACTGCTGGGCATGGAAAGGGGAGGGGACGATTTCGCAATGGCGGATGCAGGCCGGGATGACCACGCCGGGGATCATCACCAGGACCTGGCTGCGTAACCCTTACGGGGAGTTCGTTTACGAGACGCCGGCGGGCTTTCTCCGACGGGGCGCTGGGGTGGTGCCGACCTCACCGCAAGCCTTCTGGCGCGCCCTGCTGGACCAGAGGCGCGAACACCTGGCGCGGGGGATCCCCTATGCCTTCGGCCAGGTGGTCCTGACCATGGAGAAATCAGATGGCCCTGCCCGTTGATGTGACGCTCCCGCTTCAGGCGCGCAAGTTCATCAATCCCGCGCACGACGCGCGCCCATACTTGCAGGACGCCGAGAGCCATGTCGTCGGCAACTTGTGGGATTTGCCGCTCGCCCGGCATGTCGCCTTGTGCGTGAACCACCACGACGAGCTGGTGCAGCTGGTCAAGGACCTGGCCTGCTGCGTCACCGACCTCAGCCCGCCCGGCGTGCACGCCCACCGTGGCGTGCGCGACCGCGCCGATGCCCTCATTGCCGAGATCGAGGGGATCCCCGAGTAACGACTACCGGCGGGGCAACTCCCACGGCATTGTTGACCTTCCATCTGCGGAAGTGCAAGACTGCCCGCCTTCGGGTGTGTTGACACGAGCCCCCTTTTCGGGACCGGCGTCAAGCATTCAAACCGCCGGGGAACGCAACGTCATGGAGTTGGACCCGCACCTGGCCCCGCTGATCCGGGCCTTGGTTCTCCGCCGGCGGGAGCTTGGCATCACCCAAGCCGACCTCGACGGGCAGATCGGCTTAACACAAGGGCATGTGGCGAAATGGGAGTGCGGCATCCGCCGGCCGACGGCGTTCCTTCTCGTCTGCTGGGCAAAGGCGCTCGGCGTGGAGCTGGCGTTGCAGGCCGCTCCAAGTTCGGAAGCAGCTGGGCTACCGCTTTCGATGGACGGAAGTTCCACAGCAAGGCCGAGCGAGATCGCTATCACGTCCTGCTGCAAATGCGGGCTGCCGGTGAGATTGCCGATCTTGAGCTGCAACCACGGTGGAGCTTCCCGATCAACGGGCGGTTCCTCAAGGTCGGCGACCGTGTGGCCCACTACACAGCTGACTTTCGCTACCGTCGCACCAGCGACGGGGAAACCATCGTCGAGGAAGTCAAGGGGTTCATGCAGCCCGACGCTGCGCTCCGGATCGGGTTGATGAAGGTGGTCCACGGCATCGACGTGGCCGTGATCCGCAAAGGGAAGAAGGCATGAACGAATGGACGCGCGCGCTGCTGGCGCGCACCGACCTGACTTCGGCCGCCAAGGTCCTGCTGCTGGTGCTGGTGGACCGGGCCGACGAGCAGGGGCAGATCGCCGCGACGCTCACCGAACTGAGCGCCGCATCCGGCCACTCCGACCGCACCCTGCGGCGCACCATGCAGGACCTGGCCGACCTCTCGCTGATCGCCGTGCTGGCCCGCCCCGGCTACCCGAGCGTAATCCAGCTACAGGGTCCGGCCAATCCGACCGGGCCGGGGACCCCGGTCATGCTGGCCGGACCCACCCCGGTCATTCTGGCCGCGCCCCCGGTCATTCTGGCCGGGCCTCCGGCCAAAGTGGCCGGGCCTCCGGTCATTCTGGCCGCCCCTCTCACGCGCGCGCGCGAAGAGAGTAATTATAATTCCAATCCCTCAGAGAATAATTCCTCACCGTTGCTGGTAGAGGGGGAGAGTGCAGAGAGGGGGAGACCCAGGCGAACGCCGAAGCTGCTCCCCGATGACTGGCAGCCGAACATCAAGACGCTCGGCATCTGCGCCAACCACTACCCCGCCGTGGACCTGAGCCGCGAGCTGGTCCTGTTCCGCCGCTACTGGATCGACGGCAATGGCGCCGGCACGAAGCGGGCCGACTGGGATGGGACGTTCCTGAACTGGATGGCAAAGGCCCGGCCGGGCGCCGCCGCCCCTGGCGGGGCGAGGGCGGCGTCGCCGTCCGGGCCGAAGCCATCGGAAGGGATGGCATACCTGCTGAACCTGATGGGAAGGGGAAAGCGATATGGCTAACGCCATCGCCTTGCTGCCGCGGGGATCGACGGAACTCGCCACGCTGGCGAGCAGCTACAGCCACCAGCTCGCTGTCGTGGACCCTGCGTGGGGGCTGTTCCCCAATGCCCGGCCGCATTGCTACGACGAACCGACCGCTGGCGTTCCGCCCGAAGCCGAGTGCCGCCGGCTGGAACAGGAACTGACCCGCGCCTTGGAGCCGGCCGGCCAGGAACTGGCGGCTCATGCAGCCGCACTCATCGTCGATGGCTACCCACAGAAGGACGCCAGCACCGCCACCTATGTCCACCATCTGGTGCGACGGCTGGCCGAGGCGCCGGCCGATCTGCTGTCGGAGATCGTGGATGCGGTGATCGACGCGAACCCGAAATTCCGGCCGGGAGCTGGCGCTGTCGGCGCCGTCGTCAAGGAGCGCCTGGCAGCGCGCCGGGTGCTGCTGCGCCAGGTGCAGGCGTGCCTGCGCTACCACGCCCACCGGCGGATGCTCGCCGAGCGCGAGAAGGATCTGATGGTCCCGATCACGGTGGCGCTCTTGGAGCGCATTCGGGGCGAGCCCACCGGCCGCTCGGCCATGCCCGAGCCGGAGCGGCCTAGGATCAAGCCGCGCTACTTCACACGCGAGCAGTTGAACGCCCTGAGATCGGCGAAACCGCAGTCGCCATAGCGCCGGTCTATTGACTTCTGCGCTTTCGCCAAACACAGTATTTCCAACAGGCAGGAGTGACCGCCCATGCCCTATCCCGATGACTTCAACCGCGCCGCTTTCGACCGGCGTGCCCGCTATCCCTCCCGGCAGGAGGAACTGGCGGAGCGAGCCGCCGAGGCGGGGCGTCGCGCCTTCAATGAGGCCGAGACGCTGGCCGACGAGCTCGACCGCTGGGAGGACGAGTTCCCGGCCGACGAGACGACCATCGCCATCCTGAACCGCGCCGCCGATCTGCTGGCGGTGACGCGCGAGCTGGTCCGAGCGCAGCTCGGGCCGAAGCGCGGCGCACCGCCGGCGAGTCCGGTGTGATGGAAGGCAACGGCCTCAGCTGGACGCCGGACGACCGCCTCGATGCGGCGTTCGAAGCAACCCGATGCTGCGAAACCCATGAGCAGTTGGACCGCCTGCTGGCCGACACACGCTGGCACCGGAATCTCGTGAAGCTGTCCGTTTCGGATCAGCTGCACGGCACCACCCTGGTCGAGACGGCGGCCAGCTTCGTGACCATGGCCCGCTCCCGTCTTGGGCCGCGAGAGGAAGGAACCTCCCCATGAGCAACCCGATCTTCCCGATCTTCATGCAGCGTCGGCCGTTCGGCGACACCTTGGAGATCGCGCCGCCCGACTGCTGTGCCGGGACCATCGTCGCCCACGTCATGCAGCTGGAAGGCGGCTACGAGACGCACGAGCTGGTGGGCCTCGCCGTCAAGGCATTCGCCCGGCAGACCGAGGCGTGGATGCAGGACCTCTCGGCCCGGCGCGGCATCGACAGCGCCCGGCTCTATGCCTCCGGCGCGACGGAACAGGACCTGCGCTCCTTCGGGCAGGCTGCCGCGTCGCTGCTCTACGCCCTCACGCAGACGATGCAGGCGACTACGAAGGCCGTCGGCATCGACACCACGGCCCCCGACCCGGAGCAGGACGAGCTTTCCGCCGCCACCCCCACGGAAGCCGCCTGAGCCGGAGAGTGGGAGGATCGGCCCCCGCCGCCTCCCACCCGCCTTCCCCCATTCGTGCACGAGGAAGCAATGGCCTTCGATCCACGCAATGCAAACCTCGCGGTCTGGGTTCGCGAGGAAGCCACCGACCCGAAGTTCACCAAGCCGATCACGGGCAAGGGCTTCGGCGGCACGGCGCTCAACGGCACCTACGTCATGAAGCGGCTGACTGCGGCTTTCGGCCCGGTCGGCTGGGGCTGGGGCTATCGCGTCATCGCCTTCGATGATGTGCACTTTCAGTCGGGCGCCAGTCTCAACTTCTGCCACATCGAGTTCTGGTATTTCCCGTTCGGTCGCGCCGACGAGAAGGAACAGCGTCGCGCCGCTTTCGAGCAGGTTGGCGGCACCGAGCTCGCCGGCAAGCGCAGCAGCGGCAAGGACTACGCCGATGACGAGGCGCGAAAGAAGAGCCTCACCGACGCCATCCTGAAAGCGGCCAGCCACATCGGCATCGGTGGCGATATCCACCTCGGCATGTTCGATGACAGCAAATACGTCGATGCCCGCGCCGTCGCCGAGAAGCAGGACCAGGATGCGATCAAACGCGAGCTCGCCTCTGAGCAGGCCGAGCGCCTGGCCGCCGAACTGCTGGCTGTCGAGGAACAGTTGGCCGTCGCGCAGAACGCCGACGACTACGCCGAGGTCAAGGACCAGATCGCCCTGCTCTGGCCGCGCATGGACGCGGGGCAGAAGCAGAAGGCCACCGAGTTGATGACGCAGGCACGCCGCCGCCTGCAAATCCCCGATCCGAAACGGGCGGCATAACCGGCCGCGAAGGAGGCGGCAGACATGGCACGAGGGAAGAAGAAGGCGGCCGACGCGCCGCCGCGCACCGAGGAAGAGGCGGCGCAGTTCCGCAACGACAAGGAGGAATACCTTGTCGGGCGGTTTGTCTCGCTGATCCACGAGCGGCGCAAGCTGACGGCGGCGCTGGCCGAGGTCCGGCAGGAATGCAGCGACGTGGGGCTGAACGCCAAGGTGCTGCAAGGCGTGGCGAAGCGGCAGCTCGAAAGCGATGCCGAACGCGACGCGCGCGAGGCCCTCGAGGAGGAGATCGCGACGCTCGCCGAACGCCTCGGCCAGCTCGCGGACACGCCGCTGGGAGACGCCGCGCAACGCGCGGCCTGAGCTGCCGAGAGGCGTCCCACTTTCAACGCGGCCCGCCAGGTGCTGCGGATCGACCTGATCATGGCGGCCATCGCGCACACTCTCGGCTGGGTATGCACGCGATGGAGGCTTAAGACCCTGGGACGCAACGGGCGTGCCCGTGTGGGTAGGGGGAATGGTCGGGGACCTGGCATTCACCATCAACAAGGAGGCCGGCGCAGACCGGAGCACACATGGCAGGTTCGCTCAACGAAGTGCAGCTGATCGGGAACCTCGGCAGGGATCCCGAGATCAAGACCTTCAGCAACGGCAACAGCATCGCGAACCTGCGGATCGCGACGACCGACAGCTGGAAGGACAAGGAGAGCGGCGACCGCAAGGAGCGCACCGAGTGGCACTCGGTCGTGATCGGCGGGCCGCTGGTGAAGGTGGCGGAGAAGTATCTGAAGAAGGGCACCCGCATCTTCGTGCGGGGGAAGCTCACCACCCGCAAGTGGAAGGACAGCGAGGGCGCGGATCGCTACACCACGGAGGTCACGGTGCAGGGCTTCGCGGCGCAGCTGATCATCCTCACCGAGAAGGGCGCCCGCAACACCGGCGGAGCCAGCGATGCCGACGATGCGTCCAGCAGCAGCAGCAGCAGCAGCGGCGGCGCATCGGCGCCCAGCCGGGGCGGCGATGACGACGACATGCCGTTCTGATGGACGTGCTGCAGATCGAAAACTGGGGCGGCGCCGCAATCCGCGCATGGTTACGGCGCTTCACTCCGGGCGATGCCGTGCAGGTCACCGTCGGGACACGCGACGCCTACCTCGCTGCGAAGGAGGCGCGTGGTGCGGCTCACATGGCCTGGGGCAAGGGCAACTACAGCGTGCTTCGCAATGGCACGCTGCTGACCATTCGGAGGAAAGCATGAGCGAGCGCGATGAGTGCGTGCCCTTCGACGACGAACCTTCGGTTCGACGCTGGCGGCGAAATGCGGGCGGCTGTCGCTGCGGTGGTGACATGCCCGGCATCTGCCCAGGGCCTCAGTCCTGCCCGATGGAGAGGCACAAGAGCCTTTGCCTCTGCTGCGAAGATGTCGAGGTCGAACCGGGCGAGGACTTCTGCGCCGAGTGCGGCGCGAACCTCGACAACTTCCTCTTGCGCCGGACCCTTCGGCCATGACGTGCACATGGTGTGAACGCCCGCTGAAGGCGCAGAAGTCCGGGATCTATGCGAAGCGGTTCTGCTCGGCGGCGTGCCGGGCGAGGCTGCACACCGCCGCCCGGCGATATGGCCTGGCCCTGGTCGAGCAAGGCTTCGTTTCCATCCGTCAGCTGAAGGAAACCCCTGCGTGCAACGAGAAGATCGCAGCGGCGCGGCTGCCGAAGACTGCTAAGGCGCCGCGATGACCGCCCCCGACACCAGCGCCGAGGCCGCGCGGATGCTCTTGACCCTCGACACGCCGATCAAAATGCTGACGGCCGACGGCTCCGCGCCCATCGGCATCGGGAAATGGCGCCTGCCGCGCAACGATAAGCCCGGCGCGTGGATGCCGCCCATCACAAGGGAGCCGGTCCTGTGCGAGCGCGGCTACCACTACACCACCGTCCGTCATGCGCTTGCGCACGCCTCCGACCGTGCATTTCTGATCGAGGTCGATGGCATTGCCATTCACGACACCACGAAATCCGTCGCGCAGCGCGCGCGGTTGTTGATGGAGATCGAGGCGTGGAATGAGCGCAATCTGCGGCTGTTCGCCGCCGACTGCGCGGAGCGTGTTGTGCATCTGTGCGGCGACGATCCGCGCCTCCGCGCGGCTATTGAGGTGGCGCGGAGATACGCGCGAGGAGAGGCGACGGCGGTGGAGTTGACCGCCGCCGGGGACGCCACCAGGGTCGCCACCAGGGCCGCCACCAGCGCCGCCGCCAGGGCCGCCACCAGGGCCGCCGCCATGGCCGCCACCGAGGCCGCCGGGGCCGCCGCCGAGGCCGCCGCCAGGGCCGCCGGGGCCGCCGAGGTTGAATGGCAGGCCGTGCGCCTGCTGCAATATCTCAACGGGGAGGTCGCATGACCGCCATCGACACCAGCGCCGAGGCCGTGGAGCGGCTGGCTAGGCACGCCGCGCTTTCGGAGGACGACCGCCACGTCGAAGCCGCCGCCACCTTGCGCGCCCTGCTGTCCGAGCGCGACGCGGCGCGGACCGATGTGGCAGCTGTGCTGGCCGAGAACGACGCGCTGCGGTTTGATCGCAACAACCTGCGGGCCGAGGCGGCGCGGTGGCGGGAACCGTGGCTGCGCGTAATCCAGACCGATAACAGTTGCGATCCGACCGGGCGGCCGTGCGGCGCGAAGCGATGCGGCTGCGATGCTGAACTGGACACCCTCGCGCGCGACGGGGGCGGCTAATGCCTGACCCCCTACGCACGCTGGCCGAGGTCGCGGCCGAGCATCGCATCGGCCTCCCCGAAGCCGCTAGCCGGCTCGGTGACGTTGACCAAGACCAAGATCCGAAGCCCGCGCGTGCTGCGCCTGTTCGCTCCCGCCATGCGGGTCTTGCGAGCGCAGCCCCAGCGCAGCAAGTTCGTGTTCACGGATGAGGCGGGCGACCACCTCGCCTATGCTTCCGACCGTTGGCGCAAGCTGGTCACTCGCGCCGCGAAAACGGTCGGAGAGCAGCAGCGCCGGGGCCGGGTCGTTGAGGTTCCTGACCCGGCCTCGCGCTGTCACGACCTGAGGCACACCTTCGCCATCCACTGGCTGCACGTCTATCGCTGCTGACCCTGGCACAGCAGCTTTCTCGCATTCGGCCAGGCGCATCCAGCGCCTCGGCCGCATCACGCCCCGGCACAAAAGCCGGCACACCCGCCCGAAGGAGGGGCACCTGACCAATGCCGTTCGACAATCTTCCCTATGCCGACCAGATGGCGAAGCACGGCTTCGTCGCCGCCGACCACCGCGCGCCCAGGTTCTTCCCGGTCGCCGCCCGCCGCATGTTCGACGAGACGGGCGCCGAACTGCCCGGCTGGAAGCGTATCGTCCGCGAGGATGACGGCCGCACCCTGCATGTGGCGACCGACGCCTACGAGATCGTGACCAACGAGGAGGCGTTCGCCGCCTTCGAGGAGGCGATCCGCAGCTCGACCCTGCGCTGGCAGACCATGCAGATCGGGACGGACTTCTCGCACCAGGGCGCGCGGGTCTTTCGCCAGTATCTCTTCCCCGAGCACATCGTGCCGGTGAAGCGGGGGGTGGACGTGGCGCTCCGCATCCTCATGCTCAACAGCTACGACGGCAGCCTGGCCTTCCGGGGCAGCGCCGGCGCCTTCAACTTCGTCTGCGCGAACACGGCCATCCTCGGCAAGGAGGTCGCCGGCTTCCGCTTCAAGCACGGCAAGTCGGCCGATGTGACCAGGAGCGCCCGAATGCTGGTCGAGGCGGCCGAGGGCTTCATCGAGGAGACGCGGCGCTGGCAGGAATGGCCGACGATCCCGGTCGCCGACGCCGATGCGCTGGGGATTTTCCGTGCCCTGCCGCAGTCCACGCCGACGCTGGAAGGCGAACTCGCCCGCCGGTGGCTGATCGCGCGGGACACCGACGAGTTCCAGGGCGGCGCCAATCTGTGGGCGCTGTTCAATGTGCTGACGGCCTGGGCCACCCATGAGAAGGTGAAGGAGACGGCGAGGGCGAACTTCGCCGCCACGCGGCACGAGCGCGAGGTCCGGGTGCAGAAGCTGCTGGCCTCGTCGGCCTGGCGGAAGTTGGAGGACGCATGACCGAGCGGGCCACCTACCCACCGATCACCGCTTGGTCGCCTGCCCCGACACCGGGGCAGGCCGTGGTGGCGGCAGCGGTCCACTACATCGCGCAGATGCCGGACCGCGAGAACTGGCTGTGCTGGATCGTCACCGCTGACGGCAAGGAGTGGTTCGGCAGCATCGACAAGGTGCTGCCGGAGCACTCGCTATTGACGCTGCGGCTGCACGGCGCGCCGAGCAACGCGGTGACGTTCATCTCCATCGAGGCAGTCATTGCCGCGCGGCCGACAAGGACGCTCCAGGACCCGGCTCGCAATGTCAAATGAAGCCAAGACGACCCCGATCCGGGCCGCGCTGGAAGCCGCCGCGCTGGCGGCAGACAGGGAAGACGACAGGCCAGGATCTGATTTCGCTTCTATCGCGGCGGCGACCGTCGCGGCGTTTCTCCGCGCGCTGCCTGATCAATACACTCGTGGAGGCGCCGCGTTCTGGGATGCGATCCCGGCGCAGGAGGAGACGCGGCTATGGCTGGCGGATGCGGTGGAGCGGGAGGCGGCCAATGTCTGACCATGTGAGCGATAGGACCAAGCGATGAGTGACGCGAAGCCACAAACCGCACCTGCTCTCACGCGGCGCGAGGCCGGTCTGGTCGAGGCGGTGCTGCGGTTCGAGCGGGCAGCGACGGAGCTTCGCCGGGCGAAGGCGACTGGCGAGCAGCCCAGACTACAGCGGGCGGGCAGTCGGCACTTCACGGCGGAACACAAGCTGTTCGCCCTGGCACGGGAGATAGCCAATGGAGCGCGATAAGACGCCCCCGGACGGCGTGGCCGCGATGGCGCGCATCCTGTCCGCGCTGCGCGCCGAGCATGGCCTATCGCTCGACTAGGTTGCGGCGCGGGCCGGCCTGTCGAAATCGCACGTTTGGGAGATTGAGCAGGGGCGGTCGCGCAATCCGACCATCGCCACGGCGCGCGCCCTGGCCAATGCCTTCGGCGTCTCGATCAGCTACATGATCGGAGAGGACACCCATGC